GAAGAACTAGTGCGTCGATTACAGCTGGCCATTAAAAACGGCGACCCTGCTAAATTTGCTCGTGGAGTGCGCTCAATTAAGGAAAACGGCCAATGAAAGTTAATGACCTACAACGTCAATTAGACGAGGGATTTTTAGACAATTTAGTTTCTAAAGTAAGCAGTATGGCCGGGGGCGATGGCCCCACTGGTATTATTCGTGCGTTACGTGGTAGCAATGCTGCCTTGCGTAAGTTTGCAGATGCTATTACAAACACAGCAAGACCACGTGTTATGCAACGAGTAGGCAATCAGTTAGACCAAATCAATGACGGCTCAGTTCCGTTGCCAGTTAAACTGGTATATCAACAAGCATTGGCAGCTGGGGAGAAAGTTGCAGCAGCGGATCGTATGAATGTTGATATTGCACAAGTTGCGCCAACAATCAAATCTAATCGCATGGACATTGAGCGCCTGGTGCTCAGTAGCGATTTGGGCAACAACAATGAAATTAAATTGTTGTTTGATGCTATCCTTGGAGGCACAGGTACTGCGTCAATTGGCATGGATATGGAATCTGCAATTGCAGCAATTGCAATGATCGTTGCAGCCACTATTATTTTTATTCAAACACAACAAGAAGATGCAGTAACTGCTGAAGTTGATCCTAACGCACTTGAAGACTTTAAGACAGCATCAGCTGCCCTTAATAAAGTGTTGTTTATGCAAGCTAGCCCAGATCTCAAATCATTAAATCCAAATCAAGACTTGGCTGACAACTTGGAACAATTAGTGTTGCTTAATATGGTAACTGGACAAACTGGAATTCATAAGGCTTATTTGAATTTGACCACAGAGCAGATACAAGCAGCAATAGATAGCCCACCAGAATTGGTAAGTCCGCAGAAATTGACAAGATTGCTGTCAAGCCATAGTCCAGACGTACCGCCTGCCGCAGTTAGTGCAGTGGTTGCCAAGGCTATACCATTGATTCAAGCACAGCTTCTCGCCTGGCTGAAAATTGCAGTTGCGGATCAGCCACCAAGAGTAAAGTCGTCTGAAGTTTACAATGAGTGGGCAAGAAGCGTACATTCTGCAATTAAGAAAATGAATTTTGAAGCGGCTGCTACAGCACCTGCACCTGCTGGTGAAACAATTCCACCTGCTGGTGAAACAATTCCAGCTGCTGGTGAAACAATTCCACCTGCTGGTGAAGCGCCGACAACACCAGCGATTGCGTCAATTGTTGACGCAGTAAAAAAGTTGAGCCCCGCAGATAGAACAAAACTCACTGGCCAATTACTAGATGTTATTGGCGGCGGTGGGGCAAATCCAGCAAGACGAGTATAATATGAAAATATTTGAAGTAACACAAAATCACAAGCGCAAGCTAAACGAAGCCAAGGCTCGTATTGATCACCCTGAAGATATCATGTTTGATGAGAACGGTGTTGAAGGTGCCCAACGTGCGTTATCTGCGTTAATGCACACAGCAGAATCACACGCTGAAACAACAACTATCAAGTGGGACGGTAGTCCAGCAGTTGTGTTTGGTTGGGTAGACAAGAATACATTTATTGTAACTGACAAAGCTGGCATTGGTGCAAAGAAGTATGATGGCCGCCCAACCAATGCCAGTGATGTTGCTGCTATGATTTACAATCGTAAACCAGACAGTCCCGGCCGTGCTGAGTATGCCGCGCACTTCGGCGGCTTATATGATTTGTTAAAACGTGCCACTCCCGTCAAAACAGTTGGTAAGATATTCCAAGGTGATATGCTTTGGATGAAAGCACAAGACTTAGAAATTGATAAGGAAAACGTAAACTTCCAACCAAACAAAGTACCGTACCATATTGATAAGAATAGCGACATTGGTAAAAAGATTGCTCGCAGCCAAGCTGGTATTGCAATACACGGCGTATACGAATCGGCTGATGAAGCTGCTTCTGCCACAGCCGAGCCAACACCAACATCCCCAGATGCTGTTGGTATCAAGTCTGTTACAGGATTGGTTGTGTTTGGGCCATCAACAAACTTAACAAGTGAAACAGTAGTTAAAGCGCCAGCAGCCGAAATTAAAAAAGTGCAAGCACTTATTAACAGTCCAGCAGCTTCGCAAATTGATGACATGCTAGATCCGTTTGCAATTGGAGCATTGAAAATTGCTAACTTGCCTGACGTGTTCAAAAGTTTCATTAACTACAATGCTCGTCGTGGCCAAGAAATTACCAATGGCAAAGCAGTAGCTGGCGCATTTATGAAATGGCTTGCAACCGACAGTGGATTAACAGCAAACAAACAAGCAAACATTGCCCAGCACTTAAAACAATTCAATGCACCATTTCAAACAGCTTGGGACATTGTTGCTGGCCTTACTATTATCAAGCATAAAATTAAAGACCAACTTGACAAAGCAGTTGGCGCAGATACAAGCAGTGTACAAACAGGTGCAGGCCATGAAGGCTTTGTTGCAGCCACTCCACACGGTAAGATTAAATTAGTTAATCGTCCTGTGTTTATGAAGGACAAGTAAAATGGAAGATACACAAGACAACAGCTTTAGCTTTATCCTTGAAAACTGTAACGAAAGCAAGATGTTTCGTAATACACACCTTGGCCAGTTGACATTGCGTGACACAGTAGACAGTGTATTCTTAAACATACTGACTCTTTACATGTTAAGCAAAGAATTTGAAACGGCACCATTTGCCAAAGATTATGCACAGCGCACATTGGCATTTGGCAACTTTACTGCCCCAAGAATCAGTGGCACTGACTTGTACCAAGGCTTGCATATTTTATTAAATCCACTAAGCGTAACAGCAAAGCAGCTTAAAGCACATGACCAGAATTTAGTATTAGCCAAAAAGCTTCGCATCAATGGTAAATTAGTAAAGCAGTTCCTAAGTGGAATTGCCAATGGCACATTAGACCGGGTAACAGCCATTAGACTAATGTATAGATTGGAGGGCCAGATGGACATTGATGTTAGCAATTACAAAAGTTTGCGTAGATTGATTACTGATTGGGAAAACCTTTCAACTCAACAACGTGAATTATGCGCTACTCGCTTACTACAGTACTATCGCCTAAGAGGCAAGCGTAGTGAGTTATTACCAGTGTTAGATGTGTTAACTAGAAACAAGGGATACGAAATCACAGATACAGCAAATGCAGAACTTGCTGCATTAGGTGCAGGTGCCATTGCTGGTTCTCGTTCAAGTGACAGCTTTCTGAAAAGTGTTGCCAAAGTTGGCGCTGCTGGACTTGCTGGATACGCACTAGGACGAGCTTTACACTCAGTAAGATAATGCAAAAAAGAGAAGATAAAAAATCCTGGATGATTCCCGGGGCACACATGGGCGCTGACCCAGAGTTCTTTACGGCCTGGACGTTGTACGATATTGGACCATCTTGCAACAATAGTCGTAGCAATCTTGCAACACTTATGAATATTATTGCAAGTCGTGGACAGCCCTTACTAGCAGGAGTTGATTGCATTGACCAACAGGATGTTGCAAATGGTCTGTTCGGTGAAAATATTATTGGTATACAACGTGTCTGGTGTTTAAAGTGGATTGCTGAACGTGTTGGCCAAATGACCGAAGAAACATTGGCCACTGATTCAGCAGGTAACACTGCGGTAACAGGCCTAACTGAAACAGCAGTGCTAGACGGCAAGATAATAACAGCTGGCCCGGATACAAATACGTTTTACATACGCCACGATTCTTTCTAATTGGGCTAAATATATCTGACTACGCAATCAGTCATACAACTCACCTAGGCTCATTTTTACTCACAACTTCACTTGCAGACTCGAGTCTTGTGGGTAGTTTTTTATGGAACCAGCCTAAAATGTCAGCCGATAGACCAATTACCGAATTAACCAGCTTAGAGCTACACGTAGAATTGTGTGCAGAGCGTTATAAGCGTTTAGAAGAAAAGATAGGATATGTTGAAGAATCATTGGATCGCATTCATGCAGATTTTTCTTCTTTTAAAACAGACAATCAAAAAAATCTCAGCGAAATTAAGAACTTGTTAGGCGGCGCAAAAGACGAAAAGTTTAAAATTATGGTCACGAGTACTGCAACAATTGTAGTTGGGCTATTAGCAATGCTAGGGTATGTGATTACCCACTTACCAAAATAATATGCAAATAGTCGTCGAAGCTAAAATAGTATGGGCCCGTTCTGGTAAGCGAATTAAACGTAAAGTTCGCTGTACAACTGGACTTAAAAAAGGCAGAGTTGTTAGCGCAGCCAGTACATGTAGCAAACGCATCGACATTAAGAAGCGTATCAGATTCAAACGCTTAAAAGCCAAATTCAAAACCAGATTCAAAATGCGAAGCCGTAGAACTAAAAAGTTCAATCAAGTAAGCAGACGTGTGGCTAGAATGAACAAAATGAGCAAGCCAAAACACTAAATAAAGTATCGGAGACCATTATGAAATTTAATGACATTACAACAACAACTACACCAGCGCAAGCAGCTCGTCGTGCGTTGCGTAAAGAAAGCATTGACGTTAAGCCACTAGGTGGACGCTTGCTACGTGAACAATTAGAACGTGTTCAATTTGAAATTGATACACTAGCAAGCCGTGGCGGCGCAGAATATGCTCGTGCAATTCTGCAACGTGAAGTATACGAAGATATGGCAAACGTAGACTCAGTTTTATTTGAAGCTGATTTAGATGATGCTGATCTTGACCAAGCTGAAGTTATTATTGCTGCACGCTCAATGAACAAAGACTTCCAAGGCATGATCGAAGACGTAGCAGATATGCTAGGTAAAGACATGATTACCTTGGTTGACCAAATCAAAGCTCGCTTTGGTGACGGCGCAGGCGAACAGTATGTTCAAACAGTTAAAGGTGCTCTTGAAGGCGCAATTGACGTGCTAATGCAAACCAAAGATACACTTGATTCTGCCATTACTAGCTTGACAGCTCCTGGCAGTGCGCTACCAGCTACTGTGCCAGGTGAAGAAGCAGGAGAAGCTCCAATTTTCCCAAGTAGTACAGGCCCAGAAGAAGTACCAACCGGCCGGGAGATGAAGAGTGATATTGCTTGAACTATCTAGTGTAGATCAAAGTTTTGCCAACGCCGTCAAAATGCTCTTAATCAAGAGTCAAAATGATGGCGTAGCAACCTTGCCTATGCAAGACCTAGTGCAACGTCTTAATAAGATGGGATTCAGTGCATCAAACCAAATTGATGCTATCCGCGGTTTAATTGCAACATTCAAAGCCAAGAACAATGAGTTAGTTGCTGACGTGAGCAATGACAAAATTATGATGACTACTGTTCCTGGTGCTGACACTGTTGACCAAGCAGAACAGAATAAAGAAACAGTTGGCAAAGATGCAATGGCACAAGCACGAAAGGATTTGGGATTATGAGTCGCGTAATGTTAACTGCGTCAGAAGCAAGATTAAAGTCGCTACAAGATATTTTTGTATTAAGAGAAATTCGTGACTTAGAAGAAGAAGTTATTCTAGCATCAGCCGATGGCGCAGTAGAGGTAGTTGTATCAACAACCAGCACAATGGCCAAAAATGCAACTGATGTCGGCTACGCCCTTGCAACTGAGTATTATAATACTTGGACCGGCGTAAATGAAAGTCGTCAACTAAGACTTCAAATGGCGAAAGTGATCCAGTACTTTTCGGATCTAGGCTACACAATTGATCGCCAAATCAACCCAACCAGCCAAACCACTTTCCAGTGGGTAATCGCCTGGTAATCATTGACTTATATTACACGACAGTGTATACTAAGTGACAATGATAAATTTCAATAAAAAATACAATTACCAACCACTGAACAGAATAGACGGCGTAAGTCGTCTATATGAAACACCAGATGGTTCCCGTGTACCCAGCGTCACAACAATCTTAGATCGAACCAAGTCTGAAGAATCAAAACAAGCCCTACAAAATTGGCGAAAGCGTGTAGGCGAACAAAAAGCCAAAGAAATCACAACCGAAGCAGCAGGTCGCGGAACTCGTATGCACAAGTGGTTAGAGAACTATGTGTTAACCGGAGAAACAGGCGACCCCGGAACTAATCCATATGGCATCCAAAGTCATCGGATGGCACATACTATCATTGAGCAAGGTTTAGTAAATTGCAACGAAGCCTGGGGCACTGAAGTTCAACTTTACTGCCCGGGCCTGTATGCAGGCACAACTGACTTGGTAGGTGTGCATGGTGGCGAAGATGCTATCATGGATCATAAGCAAACTAATAAGCCAAAAAAACGTGAATGGATTGACGATTACTTTGTTCAAACCACAGCGTATGCGCTAGCACACAATGAAGTATGGGGCACTAAGATTCGTAAGGGTGTAATCTTTATGTGTTCCGCAGACAATGAATATCAGGAATTCGTCGTAGAAGGCGCAGAGTTTGATCGTTATCAAGACTTATGGTTGCGTCGAGTAGAACAGTATTATAAACTAGTATAAGTAGCGCAGTGGAACATAGAAACTTAGAACATTGGTTTACTGACAAACAAGGTAGACTAGCAGCATGGAGAGATTGGCGACTAAGTCTTGCTAGTCTTGACACAGACTCAGCATATCAAGAAGTAGCAACCTGGTGGAAATTTGTACCAATGGTTACTAAAACATTTGACCCCTGGAGGAAAGAATTGTGGCCTGACCCTTGGGAGTTAATTGGCTCAGGTTCATTTTGTCCCAGCGCACAAGGGCTTGGTATGTTTTATAGCCTTGTATTATGCAAAATAGATTGTGAGCTAATGTTAGCCATAATTGATGAAAACCCGCGCTTGTTGGTAATACTTCCAGGTAAAAAACTGTTAAATTATTATGACGGTGAAGTACTTGACATTGACGAAGCAAAAATGCAAATTCTACAAACATGGGCGCCTAGCGACCTCGCTAACCTAGTTAAAGTATAAAGATATTGCGCCATGGTTCCTGGTTAAGTATGAACTTACTGCACCAAGAAGACAGCGCACAACAATTGGATTAAAGGAAAATATGAGCAAATCAGCAATTAACGTAATTAAAAGAGACGGTCGCAAAGAGCCGTTAGACATCAACAAAATCCACTTGATGGTAGAAGAAGCATGTGAAGGTTTAGCAGGAGTTAGTGTAAGCCAAATTGAAATGAATGCAGACTTGCAGTTCAATGATGGTATTACAACTGGCGACATTCAAGAAATTCTTGTGCGTAGCGCAAGTGACTTGGTTAGTTTAGATAAGCCAAACTATCAATTTGCTGCCGCACGTTTATTACTGTACGGACTTCGCAAGGTAGTGTTCGGTCAGTTTGATTACATTCCATTATATGATTTGGTCAAGCGAAATGTAGCCGCAGGCGTGTACGATGCCGAGTTATTGAATCAGTATAGTGAAGCAGATTGGCGCCAACTTGATGTGTACATTAACCATCAGCGCGATTTAGAATTTACCTACGCAGGTATGCGCCAAGTAGCAGACAAGTACTTGGTACAAGATCGTAGCAATGGACACATGTACGAAACACCACAGTACATGTACATGATGATTGCTGCCACTCTTTTTGCCACTTACCCAGCTGACAAGCGTCTGAGTTTTATTCGTCGTTATTACGATGCAATCTCCACATTCAAGATTAACATTCCTACGCCAGTGATGTCGGGTGTGCGTACACCTATGCGACAGTTTGCAAGCTGTGTGTTAGTTGATGTTGATGACACACTACCAAGCATCTTTAACAGTTCGTCTGCTGTTGGATATTACATTGCTCAACGAGCTGGTATTGGTTTAAACGTGGGTCGTATCCGTGCTATCAATTCTAAAATCCGCGGCGGCGAAGTTGCTCACACCGGTGTTATTCCTTTCTTGAAAGTGTTTGAATCAGTCGTGCGTAGTTGCACACAGAATGGTGTTCGTGGCGGCAGTGCTACTGTTCACTTTCCAATCTGGCACAAAGAGATTGGTGATGTTATTGTTCTTAAAAATAACAAAGGTACAGAAGACAATCGTGTACGCAAACTAGATTACTCGATTCAGTTAAGCAAGATCTTTTACGAACGCCTGTTGTCCAATGGTGACATTACACTATTCTCACCACATGACGTACCAGGCCTATACGAAGCATTTGGCAACAACGAAGTGTTTGATGAGTTGTATGTCAAGTATGAGAATGATTCTAAAATCTCTAAGAAGACAGTCAAGGCAATGGAGTTGTTTGGCGAGTTGCTAAAGGAACGTGCTGAAACTGGTCGTATCTACATTATGAATATTGACCACTGCAACAGTCACAGCAGTTTCTTAGACATGGTGCGTATGAGTAATCTGTGTCAAGAGATTACACTGCCAACAGATCCTATTCAAACACTTGATGACAAAGAAGGCGAGATTGCTCTTTGTATTCTAAGTGCCATCAACGTGGGCAATATTCGCGAACTTGACGACTTAAAGAACTTAACCGAACTTGCAGTTCGTGCGCTGGATCAGATTATTGATTATCAAGACTACCCGGTCGTTGCCGCAGAGATTAGTACAAAGGCTCGTCGTAGTCTTGGTATTGGCTACATTGGCCTTGCACACTATCTTGCCAAGAAAGGTTTGAAGTACAGCGATATCGAAGCTGCACAATCAGTTAACCGTTTAACTGAAGCGTTCCAGTACTACTTGATCAAAGCCAGTGTTGAACTTGCAAAAGAAAAAGGACCTTGTGAATACTTCGGTCGTACAAAGTACAGCAAAGGCATTCTGCCAATTGACACATACAAACGTGATGTTGACGAGTTCTTAGGAACAGACTTGCACTACGATTGGGAATTGTTGCGCCGCGAAGTTGCTGAACATGGCATGCGTCACAGCACACTAAGCGCACAAATGCCAAGTGAATCAAGTTCAGTTGCGAGTAACGAAACAAACGGCATTGAACCCCCACGTGCGGCAATGAGCACCAAGAAGAGCAAGAAGGGACCACTCAAGCAAATCGTTCCACAATACGGTAGCCTGAAGAATAACTACTCTTACTTGTTTGAAGATGGAGTACAAGATGGATACGTTAAGATTGTTGCTGCAATGCAAAAGTATTTTGACCAAGCGATTTCGGGCAACTGGAGTTATAATCCCAAGCACTATCCCAACAACGAAGTGCCAATGAGTATCATGTTCCGTGACTTGTTGACAACTTACAAGTTGGGTTGGAAGACTTCGTACTACCATAACACATACGATATGAAGGGTGAGGATGAAGATACACTTGACAACACAGCCGTGCCTATGTTACAATTACAACAAGTAGATGATGATTCAGAGGCCTGTGAAGCCTGCACAATTTAAGGATTAAGATAGTGGCAACAGTTTTTAATAAGGACAAAGTAGACTTCACCAAACAGCCTATGTTTTTTGGTGAAGCACTCAACGCCCAACGATTTGACACTTTCAAGTATCCAGTGTTTGACAAGCTAACGCAAACACAGCTGGGATACTTTTGGCGTCCAGAAGAAGTGTCATTACAAAAGGATCGCAGTGACTATCTCGACTTCCGTCCGGAACAAAAGTTTATTTTTACTGCTAATTTGAAATACCAAATCTTGCTAGACAGTGTACAGGGACGTGGCCCAGCAATGGCGTTTATGCCATACTGCACCTTACCTGAGTTAGAAGGTTGCATGAATGCCTGGCAGTTCTTTGAGAACATTCATAGCCGTAGTTACACGCACATCATTAAAAATATCTACAGTAACCCAAGTGAAGTGTTTGACACATTGCTTGACGATGAAAAGATTATGGATCGTGCTAAAAGCGTTACCAAAAGCTACGACGACTTTATTAC